TCAGCAAGAACAGCGCGCTCATCGAGCGCTCCCGTTGCGGGTCGCCCGAGCCTGTTGCTCGATGGAGCGATCCAGCTTGTCATTCATGCGCTCTAGGTTGCGCTCGATTTTTTGCAGGTACTGTGTGTTGGCAGCATCCGTCCTTTGCACCCGTTCGGCCAGCGCGGTCTGCTGCTGGCGCAAAATCTCGAGGTCGGTGCGAATCTGCGTGATGTGCAGGATGCCGCCGACTGCCAGCGTCAAGATCGCCACCAAGGTGGCAATGGGGATGCGCTTGTCCAAGTGCCAGCCCTCGGGCTCGCGGCGGCGGTCTGCGCCTTCGTAGTCGTCCATATCGTTTCCTTCGATGCTTAGCTCGCGGCCGCCGGGCCTTGAGCGGGGTTGCTGGCTGGGTTGGCTGCAGGCGCTGCGTTGGCGCGCTCGCAGTCGACTTGGGTGGTGAAGCCTTGGGTGCTGATGCGGTGCACGACGCGCTTGATGCGCCATTCGGCCGGCACGCCTGGGCGCACAAAGAGCATCAGCTTGCCTTCGGCGCTCAGGCGCGTGTCGCCCGGCAAACCAAACGAGAGCTCGCCTTGGCTGCGCTCGCCGCTTTGCTTGCGCGTGGTGGCGGCGGCTTTGGCCTCGGCTTCGGTGGCGTGCACGTAGCGTATGTCCTCGAAGGGCTCTGAGCCGACGCTGACGCTGCGCTGCTCGCCGGCCTCCATGTCCCACCAGTAGGCCCGCACGCCGCCGCCGCTGGGCTTGGGCGGCGCTTGCGCGGTGTCGCCCGTGGTGGTGCCAGCACCTGCGGGCTTGCGGGCCGAGTGTTTGTAGCGCCACTGCGTCAGATCGCTGGCGTGCAGCCAGACGGTGGGCAGCAACTGCCCGGCGATGGTCTTGGCCGCGCCTTGCTTGGCCAGCACCAGAAACCCAGCCACGGGCTTGGCCACGGCGTCGTGCTTGGCCGCTAGGCGCGTGAGCAGCGCCATGTCCGATTCGGCCGTCTGGTCGAGGTGCGGGATGGCGAGCGCGCCCAACTCGGGGTCGATCTTGTCCTGGTAGCCGTGCTCGCCGGCGATGGCTTGCACCAGATCGCCCAGCGTGGTCTCGTCCCACGAGCGGGTCTTGGGGCTGCGAAACGGCCCCACCATGTCGGCGGCCTTGGCCGATACGGTGAGCGTGGCTGCGGGCGCGTTGAGCTCGATCTCATCGACGATGAAGCGCCCCATGGCCACCAGCCGCGTTTGCGCGTAGCCGATGGAGACGGTGAGCACTGTGCCCACCTGTGGCAGCTCGGCAATCGCGCCGTTCTCGCGCCGCCGGTCGTCCAGCGTGAGCTTGAGCTCGTCCGACTGCGTGCCGGCTTCGTCGGTGAGCACCAGCTCGAGCAGGCGGTCGCGCACGGCGGCGGTGATTTCGCGGCTGCCAGCGAGGATACGAAACAGAGGTTGCATGGCGGCCCTCCCTCAAGACCAGAGCCGGATCAGCGGCACCTCGCCCGGCTGCGGCAGCTCGGGCAGGTCGATGACCACACCGGCGGCCAGCACCGGAGGCATTTGGGCCAGGTGCAAGTTGGCCTCGAGCACTTGCGCCAGCACGTCGCTGCGGCCGTAGTGCCGCCAGACCAGATCGTCGAGCACGTCGCCGGCGCGGCTGATGATGCGCTTGCTGCTGCTGCGCTGGGTCATGGTCGGTCGTCTCCGTAGGCTTTGAGCTTGATGCGAAACTCGAGCTTGCGCGGCTGGCCGTTGTCGGCCAGCACGGTGCGCGTATCGCTCAGGTCGGTGATCACCCAAGCGCCCCAGATGCGGCCCAGACCATCGACGAGCTGCAGCGCGCGGCCGGTGTTGGCCAGCGCGCCCATGGCGTCTATTTGGCCTAGGCCGCCCCTAAAGCTTGGGTAGATGACGCCATCGAGATCGATGGCATCGACGTTGCGCCCGACAAACTGCAGCGCTGGCTCGCGGTTGATGCGCGCCTGCTCTTGCCAGCGCCAGCTTTGGCTGAGCGCGAACTTTTGGTAGGCGAGCGTGCTGACGTCGAAGCGAAACCAGCCCAGCGCCAGCATCACACGTTCGGCCATGGCATACCTTTCGATAAAGGATCAGGATCAGTCGTGCATCGCTGCCGCTGGGCTGCTGCGGGTGCTGGTCTGCACCAGATCGCGCAGGCGCGCTTCGATCAGGTTGGCGATCTCGCGCGCATCCATTCCGGGCGGCGCGTTGACCGTGATCGGCGCGGTCAGGCTGACGTTGGTGCTGCCACCTCGAGCCCCAGCCAGCGGCTGCGCGGCCAGCGGTTGCGCCCCGGCGCTGGCGGCTGGAGCCAGTGCGGCAGCGGCGGCCACGGGCGCAGAGAACATCTGCTGCACCGCCGGCAACACCGGAGCCATGGCGGCCATGGGCTGCTGGATGAACTGCTGCACCATCGGTGCCAAAGTGGTCACCGGAGCCAGCGCCAGCCCCAGCGCCGCGCGCCCGACATCGGGCAGGCGCAGACCCGGCTGGCCGGGCTCGGTGGCATCCATCGACTGCGCCAGTTGCCCCACAGCGCGTGCCGCCACTGGCGGTGCCAACTCGGGGCTCGATAGCGCCAAGGGCACGGCTTGCAGCGTGTGCGCCAGCTCACCTACGGCGCGCTCGGCCACTGGCCCAGCCGCTGCCAAGCCTTGCGCCAAGCCCAGCGACAGCGCCCCGCCCAGCGCCGCAAACACCCTCGAGGGGCTGCGGATGCCCAGCATCGACTTGAAGCGATCCCGCACACCGGCGGCCACCTCGCCCACCGCTGCCAGGGCTTGCTTGGCGGCGTTGCGCACGCCTTGGGCCAAGCCCAGCAGCATCGCGCCGCCCATGGCCGCAAACTGTGCGGGCAAACCCGCCAGCGCCGCCAGCATCGAGCCCAGCACCGTTTGCAGCGCCTGCAGTGGGTTGGGCGAGCTCAGCACGGCGCTGAGCTGCTGCCAAGCCGACTGCGCGCCACTGACCACGCTGCCCCAGAGGCCACCAAAGAAGCCCGCCACCGGCTGCCATGCGGCGCTGATGAAGCCCAGCGGCGCAAACGCTGCCAAGGCCCTAAAGCCATCGAGCACCCAGCCCGCCAGTGTGCCCACCGCTCGAATGGGCAGCGTCAGCAGCGTAAAGGCCGCGCCCAAGACGCCGCCGATCACCGTCCCGAGCGACCGCCCCGAGGCCGACAGGTGCTCGAACTCGTCGCTGGTCAGCGTGACCGGGGCGAGCAACTGGCGCACCCAGCCCACCGCCTGAGCCAAGCCGCTGGAGACAAAGCCCAGCACCGACGACAGCGCCTGCCCGATGGGTGCCAGTGGCTCCAGCGCCGTGCGCAGGCTGTCGATGGCCGGCTGCACGCCGCTGCGGATGCCCTCGAACACGCCGCCGATGTAGGCGGCGAGCGGATTCCAGTATTTGCGGATCACCAGCGCCAGCCCCGCCACCGCCACACCGATGCCGGCCACTACCCAAGTGATCGGGTTGGCCAGCAGCGCCGCTGTGGTGGCTCCTATGGCTGGCAGCATGGCCCAAAACGACAATGCCGCCGCCTTGAGCGGCGCGAGCAGCCCGAGCGCGCTGGCTTGCAGGCGCTGCCAGACGATGGCCAAGAGGCCGCTGCTGGCGCTGGCCGTGGTGGTCTGCAACTGCAGCAGCGCCAAGTGGGCGCGGGCCGACTGGAATGCCACCTGCGCGGCCAGCACCGGGCCGGTGATAAACGTCCAGGCAAAGCCCAGAGCAATGGTGGCCACTTGCAGGGCGATGACTGCGCCCACCACGCCCACGATCACCTGCGTGACCAGCGGGAAGCGTTCGGCCAGTGCGGTCAGGCCTTCGATGGGCTTGGCCACCACGCCCACCAAGGTGTTGATGGCCGGCAGCAGCACGTTGCCCACTGTGACCGCCAGCCGGTTGACGCGGCTGCTCAAGAGCTGCATGTTGTTGGCCGTGGTGGCCGAGCGGGCTTCGAACTCAGCCTGCATCGAGCCAGCGTAGGCGGTTTGGTCAGCCACCAAGCCCACCGCGCGCTCGTAGGTGCCCAGCGATCCCACCAGCTTGGCGATGTCGTCGGCGTATTCAGCGCCGAACAAGTCCGACAGCGTGCCCATCACGTCGGGCGCTTGCTGCACTTGGCGCAAGAAGGTGGTGAGCGCGCCTTGGGCGTCGCGCTCGATCATCTGGCTCATATCGGCCGCTGACAGGCCGATGTTCTGCAAGCCCTGCTGGAAGGCTGCGCTTTGCCGGTCGGCGGTGGATAGCCGCATGAGCAGCGCGTTGATGCTGGTGCCGGCCACCTCGGCCGGGGTCTTGAGCGCCAAGAAGGTGGCACCCAAGGCATTGAGCTGCGCGCCCGACAGACCAAAGAGCCGGGCGGTGGAGCCGGCCCGGTTGGCGATGTTGAGCATGTCGGATGCCTTGGCATCCATGTTGTTGGACAGGTGGTTGATGGCGTTGCCGAGCTCGACCACGCCGTCTTGGGTCAGGCCAAAGATCGTGCGCATACCCGTCATGGCCGCGCCGGCTTGCTGGCCGGTGAGGTCAAAGGCCACGCCCATCTTGGCGGCGTCCTCGGCAAAGCGCAGCAGCTCGTGGCGCGCGATGCCGGCTTGGCCAGCGGCGGCGACGATGGCGCTGATGCCCTCGGCGGCCATGGGGATGCGGGTCGAGAGCTCGAGCACGTCCTTGCTCATCTGCCCAAACTGCTCGGGGGTCTCGAAGTTGACCACCTTGCGCACGTCGGCCATGGCGGTCTCGAAGGCCACCGCCGGGCGCAGCAAGCCGTAGAGCGAAGCGCCCAGCGCGATGGCGTCCACCGCTTGATCACGAAATGCGGCGCGGTTCTCGAGGTTGGTCGCTTGCGCCTGCTGGGCGCGGCTGAGGGCTTCGGTGCGCGTGCGCAGGGTCTCGAGCTGGCTGCCCAGGCGCGCGGCCTCGGCGGCCTGGGCGCGGGTGTTGACACCGGCGCGCTGCAAAGAGCTGCTGAGCTCATCGACGGCGGCGCGTTTGCTTTGGTAGGCTTGGGCGGCGCGGTTTGCGGCGGCTTGGGCGCGCTCGAGCTCGCGCGTTTGTTTGGCCGTGGCTGCGCCTTGCTGCGCGGCGATGTTGGCCTCTAGGCCGGAGACCTTTTGCTGTGCGGCGCGCATGGCCAGCGCGGCGTCGCGGGCTTGCGTGCGCAGAGTCTCGAGCTGGCGCAGGCCCGACTGGCTGTTGCCCAGCTCGGACATGGTCGAGCCCAACTGGTTGAGTTGCGCCTGAGCGCCGCGCACCGCCGCCCCGAGAGAGGCCGCCAGTGTGGCGCCGATGCTGATTTGCACGGGATGCGCGGTGGTCATGGTGGGTCTAGCCTCAAGGTGTGGAGGGCGCAGCCGACAGGCGTCGCGCGATCTGCAATGCTTCGATCAGGTCGCTCACCTCGAGGGCGAGCAACTCGGATCGCGGCCAGTGGGTGTAGAGGGCGAGCTC